TATCCTGAGCGGCAAAGTCTATCCACCAGAAATCATCAGAACCCTCCGAAAGGGTAATATTCCGGAGATATGATCCATTGATGATTTCTGGTGGATAGACTTTGCCGCTCAGGATACCAGCCATCAGCTCTGCTTCATATTCTTTTATGGAGGTGGTGGCATATACTGACAGATGTTCACTTGTGTAGCCCTTCTCTGGTGGTTTGTTATATGAATCCCTGTTATACCCTGATGAATCATAATCGCGTGGGTCGAGCATCGAATGGATGTAATGCCCAAATTCGTGCAGAATCGAATTTGAATGTGAGCTATATCCCGCCTCCTCACGTTCTTTCAAATGTTTTATCCAACCGCCCTTTGGCTTCTGGGATGAAACCCAAATCTCGTTGGTCTCTCCGGTATAGGCTGCAAGTTTCCCTTTAGGAAGTTTTTTTTCAACCAAGGTTGGCAATTCAAAACCCCGACGCAAGACTATTTCCGCCGCTTCCTCCGCTAGTCCACGTATCTCGGCATCATGCAGGACTGACGCCCACTCCTTGGCCTCTTTCCGATAGTTCCTTCCGTCTGAAGAATTGACAAGAGTCAAGAGCGGTTTGCCCAGGATAAGGCTGTATCTTCTGTGCAGCCCCTCATAGTCGGAGGGGCTTAGTCGAAAAAAGAACCGGAATCCTGTTTGCTTCCCATCAGGGAAGGAAGTCCGTTATTTCTTCTCTCTCCTGCCGGAATGCCGTATTTGTCCTGGAAGTAAGATCCGTCCACCTCATAGTTGTTGAGCACCATTTGCTCAATGGCCACCTGCTGCTCCGGAGTATAGTCCACTGGATCATCCCAGTTGAATGTAAGATCCTTCACAGGGAAGCCATGTCTGACCATCTTTGGCAGCAGCTGGTTGTTGACTACATCCCTGACCATATCACAGTATGCCTCAATGAGGTTCTTGAAGACCTTCATATGTGTTTGGCTCTGGCTCAGGGAGCTGCCGTCTTCTATGGTCATAGTCTGCTTCAGGACCAGTTTGGAGAGCTCAGAGTTGCAGCGGTCTATCCTTTTGTCATAGACATTGAAAGCGTCACCCTTGGAGCTTTCCACAAGCTCTATGTCTGTGCTGTCGTCGAAGACTCCCCAGGCTTTGGCACCCATATTCTCCATCATTGAGGCCACTTTCTTCCTCTCGTTTTCATCCCTGGCCGTGGTCTTGGCAATCCTGACAGGGATGCCGAACATCTCGGCAAAGGTATCCCAGAAAGCTCCGGCATATTTCTTTGGGATGGTATGCAGTGCTGCTTTCTTGTATAGGCCAAGATCATCTTTCTTTCCGGCTTCAATAAGCCAGTCCACATATGGTGCGCTGCGGTAGTCTATGCCGGACTGCCAACCCTCTCCCAGTGTCTTTACGATGCGGCCATATTCCGGAATGACATGCTTTCTGGGGATGAGTTTCACTCCGTCAAAGTTGATGTTGCCGTTTTCATCGGTGATGACATCGCCGAGCTCAACGAGCGAATGACCCCAGTAGATGGATTCCAGGATGTAGTCGAGAAGATCCTTGAACCACTCGGTGTTGAAATAGACTTCCGCATCCTTGACAGTATCTCCTTTCGGGTTTGTGAGCTTGAAGCTGCGGCACTTTACAAAGCCATTCACCTGGCCTATAGCACCTGTAAGATGGGCATCAAGGTCCACATCATTGTATATGTCATAAAGCTGCAGCCTCTGCGGATTCTCCACATTCACGGCCAGTTGGCAGGCATATCTCCAGTGGGAGATGTCATGCTCTGTTAGCATATCCGTGTATCGCTGAAGATCCACTACAACTTTCTTGAGCCTCTTGCGGTCTGAAGCCTTAGTGAGGTCAAACGTGCCGTGTTTTTCGCTTTTGAGTATGTTCTTTTTCTTTTCCATATGTTTGTTTTCTAGGGGTCAATCCTATCCGGATTACCATATGTTCTTCAGGCGTTTTGCGCTGCCCCAATGGAGCTTCTGTCCTGTCTGCTGTCCATCTTCGTCTTCCGCCAAGGGCAGATCTGGGGTTACGGATCCAGCCTGAACCTTTTCCAGCCATTTGATAGCCTGGTCATAGCGTTCCTTCCTGGTTTCGGCACCCATCCTTGCAGAATTGGAGGATACCATATGGTACAGGGCAATGTCGCAGGTATACATTACTATCTGCTTGTTGCGGTTTTCTCCTTCAGTCGCAAAGATGGCCGCACAGTCATACTTTGGCCTGAGGTATCCGGATATCTCTTCTATGGCTTCAGCTTCTGCATTCTGCCGGTTGGTCGTATCTGTCTGGCTAACCACCCTCAGGGCAGCTTCACCGATAACAACCTTATAATCTTCTTCAGTGATGAACATATACTTACGTTTTATTTGTCGTTCTCTTTTTCTGCTTCCTCCATCTTTGCTCCAAGGGCAACCAAGCAAAGAGCCATAACAGCCTCGCTGTCTTTTAGAGCAGATGACGGCACCTCAACCCCTGGGCTGTTTTTGATTTCGGAAACTATCCTCTCAAGCATTTCTTTTTCTGGTGCCTTGGCCTGCATTTTGAGAATTGCGGCTGTTCCCTCCAGGACATCATTATCCAATTCAATAATCAATCTTGCCATAGTTGTCAGTCTGTTATGAATAGAGCTATCTTTTCTATGTCTTCTACGGTGGTGCCTTTCTTGAACCTCTTCCTCCGGATAAGTTCTTTAATTGTTTTCTTTGGAATCACTATAGGCTTTCCTCCGAAGTAGAGGACATAGTATCTTACGTTGAATGTCTTTGCCAGAGCTTTTGCCTGTCTTACGGCTCTTTTGTACCTGACGGCAAATATCAGGTGCCTTATCTTCTTGAACAGTTTCATATTACCATCTGTTTTTAGGTGACGGCCTCTTGCCGAATATCGGCGTGAAGCTTGTATGTCTTGTGAATTTCTGCAGTATGAATATTGCCCCTTCATCAGCATCCGGAGCGTCATCGTGTGCGTTGCTGCCTCTCTCCAGGGCAAGTGTCTGCTCTATTCCGGTCTGCATGTCGGTGGTGTTTCTCAGGTCTTCGTTGTAGAACACAAACCCTCTCTCCCAGAGCGGAGAAACAGCTTCAATCCTGGCTATCTTTTCCGGCTTCTTTCTCTTGTCCGGCATCAGCGGCAGCTGGTAGCCTCGTATCTCTCCTTCCCTGGTGAACTCATCCAGGATAGAGTCCTGCATGAAGTTCGCCTCCATATAGAACAGCACAGCAACATTCTCTGGCAGGCTTTCATAGAAGTTATACAGCCAGCGCACCATTCCGGAGACAGTGTCCTGTCTCACATAGCAGTCTATCAGGTGCAGCTCATTTCCTGTCTTTCCCCAGACACGGGAAGCCTTGTAGTCGTTTGTCTTGGAAGCTTTAAAGGAAGGGTCCGTATAGCAGACTATCTGGTCATATTTGTGAAGAGGAAGGATCTTCTTGTACTTGATCCAGGTATGCTTGAAGATGGTGCCTTCTGTAATAGGGTTATTCATCATCTCCTTGTTCCAGGCAGCGTATCCCACAAAGTCTGCGTACTGTTGGGCCTCCTCCTTGGTCCATTTCTCTTTCCAGGTCGGATTGCCGTCTGCATCAACAGCCTTGATCTCTGAGACCAGGACTCCTTTCTTGGCTGCTATGTTTGCAAGAACGGACTTCTTTGCAATGAGGTTGCCCACCATGATGAAGCGGCCACGTCCTACGTCCAGAGCTCCGAAGAGGGCTTCTACAACCCACTCGGTCATCTTGCGTACACGGTCTTCGTTCCGGCAGAGCTCGTCATCGTCTAGGTCATCTATGACTATGTAGTCCGGACGGTCTTCACGGTTTCGGAGTCCACGGGGGCTCTGCCCTCTGCCGCAAGCCAGGAAGTGGATTCCGCTCTGGGTGGTGAACTCTCCCTCTTCCCAGTTGCCCAGGTTCTTCTGTTCACCGAAATCGGCAATCAGTCTCTGGTTGAACTCCAGTTCTGCCTGGATATCGCCGAGAAGCCTCTTGGCGGCATCCTCGCTTTTGCCCACGATGACCATGAACTTGATCAGCGGCAGAGCCTGGAACATCAGCCACAGCGGCGTGAAGATGTCGCAGTGTGTGCTTTTGGCATGGCCTCTTGGCCATTTGAATACGGCTTTGAGATTTGGGTTTTCCTTTATCTGCTTGGCTGCAGCATTGTGGAACGGGGCGTTGTGGATAATCCGGACAGGCTTTCCGGTGGTCTTGTCTCTGAGCGTGAGGTAATGTGGAAAGTAGTACTCGCAGAAGGCGGCATAGTCTTTCCTCAGACGTGCAATGCGCAAGTCTTTCTCCGATGGAGTCTCATGTGCCAGCGATGCCGTCTCCGTAAGGGTCTGCACCTGCTTGCAATGCTCCTTCCATTCAAGATACCGCAGCTTTATGTCTGAGGGTGATGCCATTGTCAGTGATGTTTAGCGTCCAAGCCTTTCTCCCATCTTCTCCACCACGAACATGTCCTGATACTTGTTGATGGCCTTCCTGAGTTCCGGTGTCAGATGCGGGTCTGTCTGCGCTCTGAACTCCAGCCATTTGTTGAATGCCATAAATACCTCTATGACATCCACGATATTGGCTTTCTTGTCCAGTTTCTCTATGACTGAGGAGAGTTTGGAGAGTTTGTCTCCCAGGCTGGCCATAAGTGCAGGATTCTGGGATGCGTTCACCTGCTCGATGAGGTTGTCTATCGTGAGCAGCAGCTTGTTTACCAGTTCCGGCCTGGTGATGTTCCTGGCGGCCCTGGACTCTTTCCATCCCTCGGTGTTGCACCAACGGGAGATGGTAACCTTGGAGATGCCTGTTTTCTGCGCTATCTCCTGCTGTTCCATGCCGGAGAGATATAATGTCTTGGCCAGAGATTTCTTGTTTTCGATATCAGCTTTCTTCATACGGTTTGATTTTGCAGCGAATTTGTCTGAAAATCAGATGTCAGGCAAAAAAGTGTGCAACCATTGCACACTTGTATGAAATGGTTGCACACTTTTTTTGACGGTTGCACGCCTAAGACTAAACTTGCTCAAAAATCAAACGGACATGAATGAAATAAGAGCAAGGCTTAGCAACGACAGCCTGAACAGTTACGGAACCAGAGTGCTTACCGAAGGCCTTGACATAGAGCAATACCAGAGAAATCCGGTACTGCTGTACATGCACCAGAGAGGTGTCGTGGTGGGTCAGGTCAAAGACATAAAGAAGGAGAAGGACGGGGTTTACGGAACCCTTGTCTTTGACGAAGCAACAGACCTGAGCAGGCAGCTGAAGAAGCAGTATGAGGAAGGCAGCATGAGGATGGTGTCTGTGGGCATTGATATCCTTGAACTCAGCGATGATCCTAAAATGCTTGTGCTGGGCCAGACCTCTCCTACGGTGACCAAGAGCAAGCTCTACGAAGTCTCCTGCGTAGATATTGGAGCCAACGATGATGCGTTGAGGCTTTCCAGGGACGGCAATCATCTTACCCTGGGGAAAGACAGTAAGAACCCTTTACCATTATTAACCAATAAAACCAAAGAAAAAAGTATGGAACAAAAGAAATTAGCCCTATTGTTAGGGCTGCCGGAAGATGCTTCGGAGAAGCAGATCCTGGCAAAGATCCAGAGCCTGCTTTCTCTTGCCGAGGAACTTAAAACCTTGAAGAAAGAGAAAGAGGAACTGACATTGTCAGCCATCACTTCTTCTGTAGAAGATGCGGTTAAGGATCGCAGACTCTCTGCAGACAGAAAGGGCCAGTTCGTTGAACTCGGCAAGAAGATCGGCGTGGCAGAACTGAAGAAAGTGCTTCAGGCTATGAACCCTGCAGTAAAACCAAGCCAGATGCTCGGTGGAGTGTCTGACGGAGCATGGAAGAAACTCAGCGATGTTCCGGCTGACCAGCTGGAAGCTATGAAAGAGAACGACCCTGCACAGTACTGCAGACTCTTCAAGGCTGAGTACGGATTCGAATGTGAAATCTAAAAAACAACCGCTATGAAAAAGTTTATTGTTATCGCTATGGCTCTGATGCTCAACTGCGTTTCAGGAGCCTTTCTGGGTGCCACAGTAGGCCTTGAGCCGATTGTAGGTGCCGTCGGGATGAACCTTGTGGCAGTAGCTGCCGGTTTCATGCCAGTAGATTATTCTATCCTCCGTGCAGGAGTGTATCGTGAAATCTGGACCGGAGAGATGGTCAAGAAACTCCGTGGGGGGCTTGCAGCCACCTGGCTGGACGGAATTCCAGATATGTCTTCTCTCGTTGACAATGACGTGATCCATCTTGTGGATGTGGGAGTAGATCCGGATGTGCTTGTAAACAACACAACTTATCCTATTCCGGAACAGGCTCTTAACGATGCAGATATTCCTGTAGGCCTAGACAAGTTCCAGACCAAGGTTACTCCTATCACAGATGATGAGCTCCACGCTCTCAGCTATGACAAGATGGCTAGGGTTATTGAAAGCCACGGCAACGCCATCAACGACACCAAGTTTGCCAAGGCAGCCCATTCCATCTGCGCTGCGGCAAACACCGCCACCACTCCAGTGCTCAGCACCAGCGGAGCTGTAGTCGCCGAGACCGGAAGAAAGAGGATGACTCGCCAGGATCTCATAGACCTGAAGGCCGCTCTGGACAAGCTCAAAGTTCCTGCAGAAGGAAGAAGGCTCGTTCTCTGCCCTGATCACGTCAATGACATGCTCGGATGGAGTGAGGCTTTCGAGCATCAGTATGCTCTTGACAATGCCAACGGCAAGATTGCCAGACTCTACGGATTCGACATCTATGAGTTTGCGGCCAACCCTCTCTACACCACCGCAGGTGCCAAGAAGGCTTATGGCTCTACTGCTTCAACCGGTGAGTTCCAGTGCTCGTTTGCATTCTATACCAACCGCATCTTCAAGGCTACCGGTTCCACCAAGATGTATCACCGTCTTGCAGAGACTGATCCTGAGAAGCAGCGCAGCACCATCAACTTCCGCCATTACTTCATCGCAATGCCGAAGAAGGCAGATGCCGGTGCTGTACTCATGAGCGGATACACCGCTCCGGCAGAAGTTCCTGCAGGCTAAACACAAGGACAATGAAACTGAAAGTAATCAAACGGTTCAAGGACAAGAACAAGCCCTCTGTAATCTATGAGGTTGGGCAGACCGTCTCATTCGACGATGAGGCACGCTGTGCCAACCTCGTGGAGAGAGGCCTGGCCACTCCCGTAGAGGAGAAGAAGGCAAGTCCGAAGAAGACCAAGAAAACTAAGTAGATATGCGCAAACAACTTCAATATCTTGTCATTCATTGTACGGCCACCAAAGAAGGTCGTGAAGTCAGATCGGATGAGATCCGTGCCTGGCACACCCTGCCTGTATCCAAAGGCGGACGTGGCTGGCATCAGGTAGGTTATACAGATATGATTCACTTGGATGGCAAGGTGGAGAGGCTGGTAGACAATAACGAGGATGCCTGGGTAGATCCGTGGGAGATCACCAATGGTGCCAAGGGATACAACAGCGTCAGCCGTCACGTGGTGTATGTAGGAGGGCTTGCGTCGGATGCAAAAACTTCTAAGGACACCCGTACGGCTGCTCAGCTGAAAGCTCTTGAGAACTATGTCAAGGACTTCCACAAGAGGCATCCGGATGTCAAGATTATTGGACACAATCAGGTGTCAGCCAAAGACTGCCCTTGCTTTGATGTCCAGAAATGGCTAAAAACAATAGGAATCAACCAGGATGGAAACATTTGACATCATAAAGTGGGTAGCGGAGATTCTCTTGCCGGTTCTTACGGGACTGGCAGGATTCTTTGCCGGAAAGCGGAAGAGAGACAATGACTTCCTTTCTGACCTGCAGCGTTCCATAAACGCCCTTTCCGAAGACAATGCAAAGCTCATAAGGAAGACGATTGACCTCAACCAGGAGGTCATAGCCCTCCGGAAAGAGAATGCCGAGTTGAAGGAGGAGGTGGGAGCTCTCCGAAAGGAGAACGCTGCCCTCAGAGATGAGATCGGTGAACTCAAATCCCAGCTCGACGGTGTCAAGACCATCACCAGAATCAGGAAAGATGCTTAGAAAAACCTCCCTTTTGTTGATAACTGCGGCTCTTCTGAGCAGCTGCGCTCCGCAGAGGCTGTCGGCAAGACAGTCTCTGAAGGAGAGCAGCCATAGCCAGTATGATACTATGGAGGAGGTCAGGCAGTCAATAAGCTCCATCAGGAAGCAGCTCTTGGATATCAGTTCCAAGTTGAATATCTCGGACACCTCAACACTCATCATTGAGACAGAGAGGGTCACGGAGGTCTTCGACACAGCCAAGGTCCAAGGTCAACAGCCGCAGATCCTGACCAGGACTCTTGAGAAGAGCTCTGCCAGGAAAAGATATGGAGTGACCACGTCATCTGAAACACAAATGGAGGTTTCCTCTATGTCCTCGGACACTGCCTCAAACAGGCAGAACACTAGAGTTCAAAGCCTTGAGCAATCTGACATACAGGCTAAAACTTCTATTTCCCAGAAAAAGGGTCTGAAATGGTATCAGAAAGGCCTTATCTGGGTGGGGGCAGGAGCTTTGGTCCTTATAGCCGGACGATTGGCATCCATCTATTTCAAGCCGTATTTAAGCGGCCTTTCAACACTGTTTAGAAACCTTTTAAACAAGATAAAATTATGATGAACTATGTAAATGGTAGCGACCTGCTTGTTTCCATAGCAGGCAAGGCTGCAGGACACTGCACCACCCATACCACTACCTTCAATACTGAGACCAAGGATGTGGCTGTGAAGCCAGCTGCCTCTGTACAGGCTTCAGCGGCATCTCTGTTCAAGAGCAAGAGGGTTACAGGCCTGAGTGTTCAGATCAAGGCAGACGGTCTCTGCTTCTACAATGAAGCAGAAAGCGGATTCAAGGCTGCTCTCGGCCAGTGGAAGCTGGGCCAGAGCGTGGCTGTAAAGTGTTTCGAGAGAGAGAACGATTCTGATCCTTATCTTACTGGAAACTTCATCATCTCATCTTTGGAGAACACTGCTGCAGCAGGTGAGGATGCAACCTATTCTGTCACTCTGGACAACGATGGTGCTGTAGAGATTGATACTACCAAGATAGATCTTCTAGCAACTGTTTCTGGATAAACATGGGCGCAAAGATCAAGATCAAGGGCAAGGAATACCCCTGTAGGCAAACTATGGGGGCACTCCTCCGCTATAAGAGGGAGACTGGCCAGGATATAAGCAAGCTAGAGTCTTCCGATACAAGCGGCATGGTAATCTTCCTTTGGTGCTGCGTGGTAAGTGCATCCAAAGCCGATGGCGTAGAGTTCAATATGGCTCTGGAGGAGTTTGCTGACTCGTGTGAAGTGGAGACGCTCAATAACTTCACTGACCAGATGGCCAAGGAGGCATCAGGCAAAAAAAAAGTGAAGGCGAATCAGTTACAGAAGTAGAGACTCTTTTGGGAATAGCATTGGGGTGTGTAGGGATGAGTCTTCAGGACTTTGAACGATGCACCCCTTTGGAGTTCTCAAGAATAGTTGAGTTCTACCAGAAGAGGGAGGAAGACCGGATGCAGCTCAGTTGGGAGCAGACACGCTTTCTGGCAGTTACCAACCTCTCCCCTTTCAGCAAGAAGGCTCTCAAGCCTACTGATGTCATAGAGTTCCCATGGGACAAGAGGCCAGAGGTGCGGAAAGGTTCTAGCAGTTACGAAAGAATGAAGGAAATAGAAAAGAGACAGAGCAGGTAAGCTAGTCAATTCTGTTGAACCGAGGGAAAGACTTTACCCAGTCTTCTGATTCTTGCCTGTGATTTTTAGGATGCAATCCTGGATTAACGGAGAATTCGTGAATCTCAGCATATAGAACGAAAGCTCCAATTAACAGTATTACAAGGCACAATACAAAAACGATAGGAGAAATATCCCAAAGCATATTGACTAGGTCAATAAGAGAATTGAAGAAAGAAAAAATGGTTGTCATAGCTCTATCGTTTATGCAAATATAACAAATTTTATACCAATGGCAAGCGGAACAGTAGCAATAAAATTCAGGCTGGACGGAGCGGATCAATTTCATGTCCTCGAACTAGATGCTAAAAGTGCGGGGGACGCTCTGAAAAGCATTCAAGACAATGCTAGAAGTTTAAACTCTGAGCTAGTCAATTTTGCATCCATCTCCCAAATAGCAGAGGGTGCCTCCTCCGTGGTACAACAGTTGACAGGAGTCTTCCAGGGCTTGACTTCAGCTTATGCCGATCAGCATGTGGCCGAGACAAAGCTTGCTCAGGCTATGCGCAATACGATGGATGCCTCTAATGAAGAGATAGAATCCGTCAAGCAGCTCTGTTCAGAACAGCAGAAACTGGGTGTCATTGGCGATGAGGTGCAGCTGGCCGCCTCACAAGAGCTGGCAACATATCTTACGATGTCTGACAATCTGAAGACATTGATTCCGGTTATGAATGACATGGTGGCACAGCAATACGGGCTAGGTGCCAGCGCAGAGAGCGCAACCCAGATAGCCTCCATGTTAGGCAAGGTCATGAACGGTCAGACTGAAGCTCTTTCGAGATATGGATACAAGTTCGATGATGCCCAGAAGCATATTCTCCAGTATGGAGATGAAAGTGAAAGAGCTGCCGTTCTGGCGCAGGTGGTAACAGAAGCTGTGGGTGGGATGAACGCAGAACTGGCAAAGACTCCTGCCGGAAGGATGCAGCAGCTTGGCAATGCAATCGGAGACGTAAAGGAGAAACTGGGCAAAGCCATCCAGAATCTTATGCCGGTAATGACTCTGCTTTCAAATGTGACGAATATTATAGCAGGGTGGAATAGGCTTAAGGTGGCCATGGATGCCCTGGCTAAATCTACGCTGGTAGTAAAGATACAGTCTATGGGACTTGCCGTTGCCTCAAGGGTACAAGCTATGGCTCAGAATCTGGCAACAACATCTACCTGGGCGGCTGTCTTCGGAACCAGGGCGTTGACCGCAGCTGTGACTGCTCTTTGGGCTGCGTTGACAATGGGTATCTCTCTCATAATAACTGGCATTATATCTCTCTTTCACAGTTTTTCTGACAGCGCAGAAGATGCGGCGGGGGCAATAGGAGAAGTTGACGAAGCGCAACAAGCATACAACAATGCTGCCGGTACTGCTCGAGGGGAGATGGCTAAAGAGATCGTTGAACTAGAAAAGCTTATCAAGCAACATGGCGATGAAACGAAGAAGATTCGAGAACTGAATGCTGCATACGGAGAGTCTTTCGGCTATCATAATACTGCTAAAGAGTGGTATGATATTCTTATAAGCAAGAGTAAGGAGTACTGCCGACAATTAGCCTATGAGGCAAAAGCAAAAGCATATCAAGACAAGCTGGGGCAGCAAATGGTCGAAGTTGATGAGGCGCAAGCTAAGGTCGATGCAATGATAAAAGCGAATGGTGGAGTAGAGCCTGCAAAAGAAACGAAAAGTACTAGTTATACTCCAGGAGCAATGGGAGGGGCATTATCTTATGAATATACACATTCAACGGAATATGGTAACGCAGTTCAAGATTTGAAGAGAAAAAAGAAAGCCGCAGACGAAACTGAGGCTAAAATGAAAGAGGCCATATCTGCTGCGTCAGATGCTCAAAAAGCAGTTGAAGGCGGCAATGCCGAAACAGACTGGAGAAAAATGTCTTATGCTCAATTGGGCGATGAAATAAAAAAGACGAAAGAATCCATCGCCAATAACTCTGGAACGGAAGAAGGAAAAGCAGAAGCAAAGAGGTTGACAACAGAGCTTAAACAAATGGAATCCCGTTATAAAAAGCTCGGAAAGGAAAACGGTCTTGGCAATGACACTTCAGGAGGTACTACAAAGCACAAATATGGCGGAGACAAACTCATCGCAGAGGCAAAAAGCTATAATGAGCTCAGCAACAACGTCAAGTATTATGAGAAAGAGATAGAGAAAGCCGATGCGTCCGATAAAGAGCAGCTTGCTAACCTGGCAAGGGGTTATGCAGAGGCAAAGAAGAAGGTTGATGACTTCAACAAGTCCAAAGAGAAGATAATGCTGGAAGCTCAGAAACCGGAAGAGATCCAGTCTGTCGGCGACATTCAGTCCCTAGAGCAAGTAAACAAAGCTATTGAATACCAGCAGAAGCTCCGGAATTCGGCCACGGCAGAAGAGTTAAAGGGAATAGATGCAGAAATCAAGAGATTGAATGATCTTAAGACGGCGTTTGAAGACAGTACGCATGTAGAGCTGAAGACTGAGGAGATAAAGACATACAGGCAGCTTGAGGAGGAGATTTCTTTCTATAGCAGGCAATTAAAGACTGCTTCAGAAGCAGACCGAAAGAAGATTCAGGCACATATCGTCGATCTTGAAGAACTTAAGAAGAAATGGGATGATGTTCTGGAAGAAATGAGCAAGCCTGGTGACATCTCGACTCTCAAGACCATAGAGGTTCTTGATGAAGCGATATCCTGGTATGGCAATCATCAGAAAAAAGTATCCGGACAAGAATATCTTGACATCCAGAAAATCATCAACGCTCTGCAGCAGAAGAAGGATCTGATGGAGGCTCCTGCCAAAAATGAGGCTAAGATTGCCGAGATGCAGGTTGAGACGAGTCAGTTGAATGGGCTGGAAGGCAAATCGCTGAAGATGAAGCTAGAGCTTATTGGCTTGGATGGTGTGGCTCAAAAGATCAGGGAGATTCAACAGATGATGAATGATCCTTCTGCCACAGAAGACCAGAAAAAAGCCCTGAAGGATCTGCGGAATCAGTATGTGGGTTATTACAAGGACTTGCTCAAGACTGACAAGGGAATGATCCAGAGCTGGGGTACCGTCAAAGGATTGGGCAACAGCATTGAAGGAATGACAGAGGCTATCAAGGGACAGGGTAATGCATGGAAGAAGATATCCGGTATCATAGACAGCACCATCAGTCTTTATCAGAGCATCAGCCAAATAATTGAGATAGTGAAGATGTTGACTGGCGTAACGAAAGCCCAAACAACAGCTAAGCAGATAGAGGGAGCCCAAGATATTACTACGGGAACTCAAGCTATCACAGGAGCAGGTATGGAGGTAGCGGCGTCTCAGTCAGCGGCTGCTGCTAAAAGTGCGGAGACTACCGCTAATGTTGGAGCATCCGCTTCTGCGCTTATGGCAGCGCATTCAAGCATTCCTTTTGTTGGTTTTGCTATCGGCGCAGCACTGGTAGCAGCCATGCTGGCCCTTATGTTCAGTCTTCCGAAGTTTGCAGACGGAGGTATTGCCTATGGTCCTACCTTGGGATTATTCGGTGAATATTCCGGAGCTTCCCACAATCCAGAGGTGGTTGCACCATTGGACAAACTAAAGGGAATGCTGAATGAACCAGCTGGATTCGGTGGCAGAGTGACTTTCCGCATCGAGGGAAGAAACCTTGTTGGAGTCCTCGGCAAAGAATCACATTACCGCAGCAGAACATAGTATGAAGTATCTGAGGTATTATTCTGAGTTCTATGACACCACACAGGTGCTCTGGAGGGTGGAAATCCTCCAGGAAGCAGCGGCTGCCTTCACCCCTGAGGAGATAACCCTTCAGGGAGAGAGCCCAGTTGTCATTGACTGGCATTCCATTGAGAAGACAGATACGGTAATGAGTTCTGCAGCAACCTTGATCCTTAATAGCGACAGAGACCGTCAGTTCATAGACATGTACCAGATTGAAGTGGGAGCCGTAAGGCTGGATGTCTACCGTAATGGCTCTCTCTATTGGAGCGGCACTCTAGACACAGAGCTTTACGAGGAACCGTATTCATACGAGAAGAACTATGATGTTGAACTGACCTTTTCCGACTTTGCAATCCTGGAGAGGAAAGACTGCACTCTTGCCGGATTCAAGACCGTCAGACAGGTGTTGGATGCTTGCCTTGAAGCCACCGGCATCCAGTTCGGAGAGCTGATACAGCATATCTCTACCAGCAGATCTGGAGTGACTCCAGAGAATCTCCTGGCCAATGAAAAGATTATCTGCGACAACTTCTATGATGAAGATGGAGAGCCATTGAGCCTGATGGAAGTGCTGGAGGGAGTTCTGAAACCATACGACCTGCATTTAAGGCAGAAAGCCGGAAAGATATATCTATGGGACTGGAACGCTCTCTGCGATGTGGCCTCAGAGGAAGTCGTGTGGGATAGTGACGACGCAACCCTTGGAGTTGATTCGGTGTACAACAAAATCAAGATTAATTTCTCCCCTTACCAGGTAACAGACCTTATTGCCTCAAAGATAAAAGAGAAGTCTTATGTGCCGAGCTCTCCGGACTTTCACGTTAATTATGATTATGACGGATCGGACAGTCTGCCAGGCTTTGACATCAACTTTGGCTCAGTGGCTACCGGTCTGGAGCTGAAAAACAGCAACGCCAAGTTTTACCATGTCATCCCCAAAGCGTCGGGAGATGAGTCGTATGGCATAGCCTGGACGATAGACATTGGACATATGGGTTCAAGCTATCACAACGGCTCCTGGCTGGACGGATATGAACGAAAACTAAATGCGCCAACAGCTAACATCTCTGCAGGAGCTCTCTTTGCCTGTCCGGAAAAGCCATGGATAACATACAGGGGAGGAGCCTTGACCAAAAACAAGCTGAAGCTGACTGTTGACCTTCTCTTTGATCCGAGATACAATCCTTTTGAACAGGCATCCGAGTTCAACGAGGAAAAGAAGATGGACTCTCAGATTCTCAGAGCAAACTTTGCATACATCCCAATAAAACTTACTCTAAGAGATGCTGAAGGGAATGCTCTGTATCATTATTACAATAAGGGTATAAAAGACTCCTCAAGCAGAAGTGATAACGGAACTTGGGTTGCCGGTGAAGCGAATTGGGGCGATGCCTGGCTCTGCTGGTACGACGAACAAGACCGGAAAAAACAGACAGGTCTAAACGGATATGTTTCTAACAAAAGATGCATCGGCATAACAACTAGGGAGCTCCCAAAATCGTTTACTCACAATAACGAGGGCCAAAGAATTGATTTCCCTCAAGCTGACGGATGGCTGGAGCTGGTCTTTGGGACAGGCGTGGTCATCTATGACAATAACCGTGAAGTCAAATCTGTAAACTACGATAATTGCCATTGGGTATTATACAAAGACCCAAAAATTGAACTTATAGATCAGTATGGTGAGAGCATTGATAAAGAGGATATCGAGATTAAAGCTTGGCTAAACCGCTCTGCCAAAGAAGAACTCTCCATAGATACCATTATCGGCACAACCAAAAAGAATATCACGATGGCCAAGGGGTTTATTATGGACAATACCTCTGGGGCCATAATGGAAGAATACACAAGAAACAACCATTCCGGAACGCTTGAGCAGCTTCTGATAGGAACAATGTACTCTCACTACGCATCCAGGCACACGAAACTCTCCGGAACGGTACTGGCAACAACAGGCTTCAACACTTACACTGACAGAGCCACTCTTGACCTGTTTGCCCTCATGGCTGAAAGGCAGGATGTGATGCAGGGATGTTCCGAGATAGAACTGTGCCAGATATCAAAGGATGTCTATGATGCCATAGAATATGATGATGAGGAGGATTAGTTATGGGAAGTTATAATTATCAGGTAATGGGCTGGCCAGCTCAGCCGAGATCCAAGAAAAGAAGAGAAGCTAACATAGCTGCTGGCAGCGGTGCTTTCTCCCCTGGAGGAGGTGCTGGTGCTGATGTGGATCTTTCCGGATATATCCGCATCGCTGACCTTATCAAAACCACCTCAGACGCTTCGGTTTCAGAGTTTCTTGACACTAATGCAATGTCATCTCTGATGGTCAAGACTCTCTTGGATCAGAAGGCCAATACCATACATGATCACAGTTCACAGCTTATCAGACCGGCCGTGTTTGTGATACCTCAAATAGATCCTTCCGAAGCCGGATTCAGCCTAGCTTCCGGAGAAGTTGCTGAGTTCATTTCTCACGACGGCTCTTTTGCAGAACCATCCGGCTCAGTTACTCCTGCAGACCTGAAAGACCTGATCTTGAAAATCAACGGGGTTACTCAGACTACATACAACCCTGCTTCTCAAGCTCAGTTCAATGTGGATCTGACCAGTTATGCTCAAAAGTCTTGGGTGGAAGCCAAGAACTACCTTCAGGGCATCACCAAGGCTATGGTGGAGAATGTCCTTACTGGAAACATCACAAGCCATACCCACAGCCAGTATCTGACTTCTCATCAGAGTTTGGCCGGATATGCTACTGAGACTTGGGTGCAGCAGCAAGGGTATCTTACTTCACACCAGAGTCTGGCTGATTATGCTCTGAAGACTGAAATTCCGACCTCAATGGCCTGGTCAGCTATTACCGGCAAGCCAACAAAGCTGTCTCAGTTCACCAATGACATCATCTCCTCTTGGGCTTTAGCTGCGACAAAACCGAGCTATTCCTGGACCGAGATTAATTCAAGACCAACGACACTGTCTGCCTTCGCAGAAGATGCTACTCATAGGCTTGTCTCAGATGAGCAGATTTCCGGTTGGAACAGAGCTTACGGTGAACTGATAATGGGAACGCAGACAGCAGCTACAGGTTCCTGGACAGGAGTAAGCAGCCTGGCTACAGCGTCAGACATGACATCTGGATACAGGTTCACCTATTGGCTTCCTTATGCCGGCAGCGGTAATGCCACCCTTACGCTTACTTTTGGAGATGGAACTACCAAGACATTCTATCTCTACCTAAAAGGTACTAGCCGTTTGTCAACTCATTTTCCGGCAGGCTCAAAGATTGACTTTGTCTATCTGGAGAATGTCTCTATTGCAGGATCATCAACAAAATATACAGGAGCATGGCCAGAAGCATATTATGATACGACCTATTCTGCAGGAACAAAGGCTCTCTTCGATGCAGGAGCAAACACGTCTAACAGGGTATGGTCAGCCAGTGTTCTGGCATCTGCAGTAGCAGCCAAGGAGCACAGCCACCTTTGGGCTGACATTACCGACAGCCCATCTAAGCTTTCAGACTTCACCAATGACCTCATTTCCTCCTGGGCGCTGGCCGCTACAAAACCAGATTATTCCTGGAGTGAGATAGGCTCCAAACCCACAACCCTTTCCGGCTACGGCATTACCGATGGCTATTCCTCACTCTCCACCACTGGCAACGGCAATGCCATCACGGGTGTATCCGGCTCTGGCCATGCCTTGACCTTTACCAAGGGGAACACCTTTGTTGACCTGGCCAGTGAGCAGACCATCTCCGGCAAGAAGCATATATCCTATCTTGATGTGACCGGAGCTTTCGCAGTGCCACAGGTGGAACCGTCTGCAGAAGCCGGAAAGGTTTTCGAGTATATAGACAATTCCGGCAGCTTCGGAGAAGCGGCCAGTGCCATCACTCCAGCAGACCTGAAAGACCTTGTCTTGAAGATTAACGGTGTCACGAAAACCACCTACAACCCATCTTCAGCAGCATCTTTCAATGTAGATTTGACATCCTACGCCACTCAGTCCTGGGTGGAAGCCAAGAACTACCTGCAGGCCATCACCAAGGCAATGGTGGAGGCTGTTCTTACCGGAAACATCACCAGCCATACGCATAGCCAGTACCTGACTTCTCATCAGAGTTTGTCCGGATATGCTACGCAGACCTGGGTACAGCAGCAAGGATACCTAACAAGCCATCAGAGCCTGGCTAATTACTATACGAAGACGCAGGCTGATGCCAAATTCCTGACAGAACATCAGTCTCTGGAGAATTATGCTCTGAAGAGCGAGATTCCGACCTCAATGGCCTGGACTGCCATTACCGGCAAGCCAACAAAGCTGTCTCAGTTCACCAATGACATCATCTCTTCCTGGGCCTTAGCTGCGACAAAACCGAGCTATTCCTGGACCGAGATTACATCAAGGCCCACGGCCCTCTCCGCTTTTACCGAAGATGCTACACATAGGCTTGTCTCTGATGAGCAGATTTCCGGCTGGAACAGAG